TGGTAAGTAACTGATTCGCCTGAGCTGTATTTAATTGTGATTGATATTTTCATAGCTCCCGATGCTCCGATCTCTTAGCTGAAGGTCTCTGTTGGAGTTCCAATTACTGTCATCGTCCAAGTGTCGCTAAGTGCTCCGGGAGCAGCTCCACCAGCAGTTGGAAAGATTGGCAATACTGTGAAAGCAAATACTGCTCCAGTTACTGCTGTAAATGAGACGCTGAGTGCTGTGTTAGGTGCAGATTCTGCATCCGCCCACATTGCTTCAAATAGAGAGCTTGCAGCTCCCCAATCCTGAAGTAACTCAATTGTGAAAGTCCATTGCTTATCTACGGACTTATAAGCGCGACCATCAAGAGTTTGATAGGTCTCGATAATTGTGTCGCAGCTTAGGACTGCACTAGTTGTCTGGGCGTCATAAGCAGCGCTATCGAGTGTGAATGTCACATCGCGCCCAGTTATTACTGTTGTTGGCATTTGGGTCTCCTATGCGGTTTGCTCGTAGCGGACGCTCAAGCGTATATCTGAAACTAGCAGGGTAGTAGTTCCTACTTCGGTTACCGAGGGTCTTTCGACTATTGATAACTCATACTTGGACGCATTTAATGCACCAAGAATACTAATGACCATTTGCTCTAAATTATCTAAAGCAGCGGCATTGCTGAAATACGCAACGCAGGCAGTTATGGTGTAATTTAATTTAACTCTAGTTGTGCTCTTGCCTAAGACTTCAAGCTCCATATAAGGCGAGTCTGGAATGACAATAATTGCAGGAACTATAGGCGCTTCAGGAACTGAGTCATAGATATTAGCGCTTAGACCAGATAGGGCAGTTTTAAGAACGCCTCTGACATCTGTGGCAATTGTTGAGGCAGGCATTAGCCCACCATAGTTTCAACATCAAGATAAGGCCCTAGTAAGCCAGTTACCTTGGCAAGTAAATTCTTAGATAGGCGATAAGGTGTTACGCTAAAATCTATGCCTTCGATTGCTCCTCCAGCGGCTGTTCTGGCTTGAAAGATTTCGACTGAGATAGCCAGAATTGCAGCTTCAGCATTGGCATTTCCGACATAGGTTGATAATCCAGAGAGCGCAGCGTTTCCTGCTGGGATGATATTTTTCTCCAATATATCTGCATTGGTGATTGCAACTGTGAATACATAATCTGAAATCTCGTCATCGGTTACTGTGTGAGTGCCATTAAATGGTGATCCGCAACCAGTAATAATTACGGATTGGCCCTGAGTAAATTCGTGAATTGTTGCGGTCTCAAAGTAAGCGATATTATCCTCAAGCTTTACTTTGTTTATTTTGCTTTGGAAAGTGACCAGCATTGGAAGAACTAAGTTTTCTGAAGCATCGACAATATCGTTTAGATACGCATCGTTATATAGAGATGACGAAACGCCAAGAATCGTCCTAAGCTCTGTGGCCGTAACTATCGTTGGCATTTCGTCATCCTTTCAAGCAATTAGGTGAGCGGCCAGCTCGGGAGCGGACTGGCCGTCACTATTAGGGATTTATCAGCTCTTGTTAAACCAGTTAGCACCTGCGGCAACCTTGGTTGCAAGTGCGCCATAACCGTAGTAAGCAACCTCAATTTGGCCATTAAGAGCCACATTGGTTTGCAGACGGAAACGGCTGGATTCATACCAAGTGTAAGCATCTGGATTGATTACGACCATTGAATAATCTCCAAGTCCAGTTCCACCAGTTCCATTAGCTGCGCGATCTACATAAAGCTCTAGACCTAGCACATTTCCGCGAATGCTTTGTGGTGATACTACGCCACCAGCATTTTGTGGTTGTGATGCAGTATAGATAGGGCGTCCAGCATCGTTGTAGGACATAATCTTGCCCCATTGCTCAGGACTTACTACCAAATTGCGAGCGAACCCGAGTGATGCCTTATAAACTGCTGCTGCAGCCGTTGATACGAAAGTAAGCAAGCCATCTTTATCTTCTGTGGTTGCTGTTGCATTTAGAGTTCCGTTGTTGGCAATTTCGCCAATTACGAAAGCATTAGTGGCCTTTGCATAAGCAAACTCCATCTGACGCACTAGCTCATCAAAGAATACTGGTGAGCTTCGGTCTAGCAATTCTACTGAGAAAGTCTGGCCGCCAGCATACTTATTGACTGAAACTGATATAAAGCTGTTCTCCATTCCAGTTTCACCAACTGGTTGAGCTTCATTAACATCTGCAACTGTTGGAACGACTGTTAGCTTTGGAATCTCAAAAGTCATACCAGCATCTGGTAAGACACCGCGAGAAATTGCATCAATCGTTGGACGATCAGCATTTGAGAGAGGATTTACAATCTCTGTTAGCTGACGGGTTGGAATTAAACCAGCGTTATTTGTTGTGGTGTCATCTGCTGCCATAACATACTGGCGAGCGGTGTCATCACCGAGTTTAGCGCGAACGCTATTCTCAAGATATTTTGCCTTTGTAAATTCAAGGCGAGGTGCTGTGTAAAAGGCTGGGCGAGCTGCCTCAACCATATTTGCTTTAGCTGCTTCAACCGCTTCTTCAACGGCAGGAGCAGGAGCAGTAGTGTCAGACACTTGGTCTCCTTCGTTTGGGTTCTCTGAATCAGCGGTTGCTAAATCAGAATCTTCTTTTGGTGCTTCATTCTCAGAAGCTGCTACTTCGCTTACGCGAGCAGAATCAATTGCAGGATCAGTTACTAGAGATACTTCATCTAGGGTTGCTGAGGTAATCTGCATAACGCCTTTGTTGTTGGTCCATTCGTTTATTTGGGCTCCAACACTAAATCCATCGCGCAAGCCTTCAGTTGCTTCAATTAAGGCATCTTCTCCAGCCATAGTATTGGCAATTTTGAAAGTAGCTTCGATGCCAGATTTAGTTACATTGTGAGAGACCATCTTGCCGATTGGGCGAGTGCGGTCGTGCTCAAGAAGTAACTTAACTGGCTTCATTTCAATTGAATCAGCTGCAAAGACTGTTGGGCCAACTGAAGTATTGCCTTGCTCATTCCAAGTGACAATAGTGCCAGTGATGGTGCGCTTAATTGTGTCGGCCGCTGTAACGACCATTGGGATATTAACTTTCATTTGGAATTAAATCTTCCTCTCGCTGAATTTGCTCAACGCTCATCGCGCCAATGCGGTTTAGAATTTCATAAACTTGAGCTCTCTCTAATGCGTTACCGCGTAGAAAGTCATCAAGTGCAAAGCGCGTCATTACTGGATTAGGTGTGAAGTCCGGCAATGATAGGCGTTCCTCAATTGCCTTAAGTATTGGGCGAAGTGAGAAATCTACTAATGAGCGCCGCTCGGACACCGCGTTTGAGTAAGTCATAGAAGTCGTTTCGGCGCTCAAGAAGTAGGCAGGTATTCCACAGGCCCGAGCTAATTCTAGTGCTACATATTGACGCGCCTCTGCAAGCTGCATTGATTTAGGATCAAAGCCAAATTGTTGTAAATCAACATCTGCATTTAGGAAAGCTGTTGAGCGAGTTTGTCTAGCAGTTTTCCAAGCAGTCAGTAAGGATGAAATTCTTTCAGCAGTTAGATTAGTGCCATTAGACTTTAACACCATTGAAGGTGCTGGCTCTTTAGCATAATTGACTGCTGCGTTCTCAAGATATACCGCTGCAGCAATTGTCTTGCCAGCTCTGTGAAGCAATCCTTCATCTCCACCATCAAATCTTATAATTGAACCTACGCCACTAAGTGGAACTGACTTACCATCAACTTTATATCCAGTAATTGTGGTGTTAAGGAAATCTGTATCAACTGTAACGCGGTCTGGACTTACGCGAGTCCAAGCTCTGACGCGCCCGCCATCGGTTGCGCTATACATCTCAAGGACTTGACCATAACCAGCGCCATATAGCCAGATATCTTCTGCAAGCCAGCAATAGATTACAAATCCTGCAACTCTTGGGTCTGGCTGATTAATAACTCTGTGTGGATCAACATACTGGCCAGTAATCCGATTAAAAGTTGTTAAAGGTAATGAGCCAATAGTTCCGCATATGATATTGCGAGCTCTTGCAACGGATGGAACGCTCATTGCTAATTGGCGAGTAGTATTAGTTGCACCGCCAAGAATATTATAAACTGAATCTGAAATCTGAACTGGTGTTAAAGCTGCTTGAACATCAGTAACGGCAAT